AGGGGTGAGGTCCAAGCCATATAGGACCATGTCTCATCAGGTGCAAGCACAAGTTGGCTTGCTGTGATGTCGACTGCCCCCTGGGTCAGGGACGAGAGTGCCCAGCGGGCACCAGGTCCTGGGAACCCAGGAAGGGGAAGCGGGGAGTCGTGGAAGGGGTCCATCATGACCTCAAGCGTTTGCTTGGAGTCACGCTGGAGTCCTTTCCTCTCAAGTGTGTCGAACAGTCGCTGTGAGGAGGCGAGTGTGTCGGGTGTGTGAGGCTCGAACTCGAGGAGCTCGATCTCGGGCGTAGATGTGGCTTGCATCGGGAGTGGGGGTGGAACAAATTCAGACGTAAGGTGTTTGTGGAATAAATTCAATCCCTGGGGCGCACCCAGTCAATGCAATATCCGTGGCCGGATGTGGTTGTATGACATCTAATAGTGTGTGTGCTCTAATGCGCCGACTATTGGCTCGTGCTCGCAACGGCTTCCTCTTTCCCCTTCAGGATAAGAGAACGCGCGTTCTGGTTTTGCAAGCGGGACACCAGGGAGTCTGGGTCGTCGGGGTCGGTGCGTTGTTTACGCTCACTCGGAGCGACGCGGTTCTTCGCGGCCTTGGTGGCCGCGCTAACTGCCGCATTGTAGGCGCCCAACTCCTTGCGGAGGTGGTTGGGCACCGATGCATACCATTGTGCTTCCGCGTCTGAGCGACGCTCGCGGTGGAATGCCTTCTTTTCGTCTTTGTTAAGGGACGAAAAGGTGCGATTGGGGAACATGTCCTTGAGGGTCTTCGCGTTGGGTTTCACGCGGTCCTTCAAGGCGGGGCGACGCGCCAGGTGCTCCTTAAGCTTGACTGACGCTGGCGGGGAAGGCGGTTCGACAACCGGAGTGGTACCAGCCTTCGGTGCGGCCTTTTCCTCAGGGGTCAAGGGCGCTTGTCTGCCGACAATGTCTGCGTGTCTGGCAGTAGTGTCCGCGTCGCTCACGGGGATGATGTTGTCGGTGGTGTGCTCATAGATCTCCTCGCCGGTGATGTTCTTGGGCTCGGGGAGTTCACACAGTAGTGGAAGTTGCATATCGTGCTTGCTGCAACGTGCGCCTCTGCGCCTCAGGAGTCCGACGTACTCGTTGAGGCAGTTGATGTTGAGGCCGGGGAGTTGTTTGTCAACAAGCTGGTCCATCCAGTCTTCGTGGTAATTGTTAAACGCGGCGGAGAACTCCTCACGCCTATGTACAATGCCACGTATCGACGCCTGATCGCTACCGTCCAGGTGCTCCTTGACCCGGTACTGGAGGTCAAGTTTGGTTGTCGCCTTGCGAAGTGCACGGCGGTGTAAGTGGACGTCCTCAACGAGCGCGGTGACGATGGGACCGATAACGGGAGTGTTGCGGTCAGTGACGTAGAGGGACACCACCTTATCCGCAAAGATGACTTCGAAGTCAGTTGTCTGCGGGCGGTGGGTCATATGGACCTTGTTCAGTTGGCGACGTACGTCGGCACAGTTGCTCTTGCTCCCGGTCCACGGCAAATAGTAGCGTGAAAGGAAGGTGATGGGGTTGCCACGCTTGACAACATCAACCTTAAGGGAGAGATGATACAACTCGGCAGCTTTGATGTACATCGTGGGGTCGATGTCCGGGGTGCCGCCGTCATCACCACCGTAGATGCCGAGCCTGTCCCAGGCCTGTTGCGGTGTGCAACCTGAGAGGCGAAGTGCTGTAAAGCCCGTGAG